ATCTCACACCTTCCCGCGGCGCTTGCCGCTGACCTTCTTGTCGAGCTCCTTCACGGCCTCGGTGAGCAGCCCGATGAGCTGCGGAGCGCTGACCTGCCGCATACCGTCGCCGCGGCGGCTGACGGCCTCTGGCATGACCTTCTCGACGTCCTGCGCCGAGACGCTGGCGTCTGTCTCGCCGCCCTCGTCCTCGCCTTCCTCGGAGCCGTAGCCGTTCTCCCACTCGAACTCGATGCCCTTGAGGCGGCGCACCTTGTCGAGCGGGTTCTTGATGCCGCGCACGTCGCGCTTCATGTCCTCGTCGGAGCCGAAGAACGGGGCGACCGCGCCGGCAACCTGCCCGGCCATGTTCCAGTAGGACGGGCGGCTCGTCACGGTCCCGGTCTGGGTCACGTTGTACGGCGACGCCGAAACCGCGCCCTGCCGGATGGCGAGCTGCTGCAGCGGGTACTGCTGCCGCCGCTGCCACTCCTCCTGCTGCCGGTTGAGCATCTCTTGGAAGAGGTTCTGCTGCTGCGCACCGAGGCCCATGAGCGCCTGCCCGGCGCCGTACCTGTTCTGCAGCGCCGTCTGGCCGAGGTCGGCCAACTGCCGCCCGGCGCCGAGCTGGAACTGCGCGCCCTGCATCCCGGCGGCCTGGTTGGCAAGCGCGGCCCGCATGGCGGCATCTTGGTTCATGCCCTGCGCCTGCAAGCTCAACTGCTGACCCTGCATTCCGGTCTGCTGGTTGGCAAGCGCCGACTGCATCTGCTGCTGCGAGTTGAAGCGCGCCTGTTCAGCAGACATCCCTTGCGCACGCAGCTGGTTCTCAAGGTTCTGCCGCTGCGCCTCCATCTGCTGCTGTATGTTGAACTGCTGCGCCTGCATACCCATCTGCTGACCCTGCATACTAGCCTGCTGGTTCGCAAGTGCCGCCTGCATGGCCGCTTGCTGGTTCGACTGCCCGGCGGTAAGCCCCATCCGCTGTGCATCCAGCGCGGCGGCCTGGTTCGCCTGCTCGGCAGACAGGCCCATCTGCATGTACTGCTGCACCGCCTGCTGGTTGGAGAGGCCCGCACGCATCTGCTGCTCAACATTGAACTGCTGCGCGGTTGAGCCTAGGCGCTGCGCCTCAAGCGTCGCCTGCTGGTTGCGCCCGGAGGCGTCGAGCATGGCGCGCTGGTTCGCCTCCTCTGCCGAGAGTCCCATCCGCATGTAGTCCTGCACCGCCTGCTGATTGGCGAGCCCGGCGCGCATTTGCTGCTCGACGTTGAACTGCCCGGCGGTGAGCCCAAGACGCTGCGCCTCCTGCGCGGCAGCTTGGTTGCGCGTCGCCGCGTCCATCTGCGCGCGCTGGTTCGCCTCCTCGGCGGAGAGCCCCATCTGCATGTACTGCTGTGCCGCGGCTTGGTTGGCGCGCTGCGCCTCGATGGCAGTCTGCACGTTGGTCGTCTCGGCCGTGAGCCCAAGCCGCTGAGCGTCGAGCGCCGCCTGCTGGTTGCGCGCGGCCGCGTCGGCCATCGCCCTCTGGTTGGCCTCCTCGGCCGACAAGCCCATGCGCTGGTAGTTCTCGACCGCAGCCTGGTTGGCACGATCGGCCTCAAGCGCCGCCTGTACGTTCGCCTGCTCGGCCGTGAGGCCGAGGCGCTGCGCCTCCTGCTGCGCCTGCTGGTTGGCGAGCGCGGCGCGCATCTGCGCGTCGATGTTTGCTTGTCCCGCCGTGAGCCCGAGCCGCGAGAGTTCGAGGTCGCGCTGCTGGTTCGTGATCTGCCCGCGCTGGGCGAGCTCCATCACCTGCTGCGCCGCCGCCTGGTTGGCGAGCCCGGCCTGCTGCTGCCGGCCGACGTCGGCCTCGCGCATCGCCGCCGCCTCGCGGAAGCCCTGCGCGCGCTGCTCGGCCACGAAGCGGTTACGCTCTCGGGCGGCCTCGCCGGCGGCGATGCCCTCTTCGATGGCCGCGCGCGAGCCGCCGAAGGCGCGGGCGGCGGTGGCACGGGCGGCGCGCCCGCCGCGCGCCTGCTCCTCGGCACGGCTGATGTCGCCGAGCCCGGCCTCGATGACCTGCTGCTCGTAGGGGTTCATGTAGGCGCCGATGTCGCGCCCCAGAACTGAGGCGGCGGCGGCCGTGGGCGCTGCGCCCGGCCCGCCGATCTCGCGCGCGGCGAAGGTGGTCCCGAGTTGTCCCGCGGCCACACGCTCGGGCGCGAACTGCGCCCCGACGCGACCGGCGCTGACCATACGCGGCCCGCCGCCAAGCGACGCACCGACACGTTCCGCGGCGATGCGCTCCGGTGAGAAGGTCGTGCCGACGCGACCAGCGGCGACTTGCGGCAAGCCGCCCGCAAGCGACGCGCCTATGTCGCGCGCGGCGATGCGCTCGGGCGCAAACGTGGTCCCGAGGCGCTCCGCGCCGACCGTGACCGGGCCACGGCCAAGCGCCGCACCGACGCGCTCCGCGCCGATAGGCGCCGCGCCGAAGGTGGTCCCGATTGCACCCGCCCCGACCCGCTCCGGGCCGCCGGCGAGCGATGCGCCGATGGGGGCTGCGCCGAAGGTTGCTCCAAGCTGTTGCGCGGCCACACGCTCCGGGTTAAACCGCGCGTCAATTTGACCTGCACTCATGGGGCCAACGCCAAATTGCGTGCTTACGCGCTCTGCGCCAACACGCTCTGGCATGAATTGCGTGCCAACACGCTCCGCGCCAACACGCTCAGGCTGGAAGCCCATCAGGCCCTGCGCGCTGCGCGCGGCGGCCTCCACCTCGGGGACGAAGCCGCCCTCGCGCGCGATGCGGCGCGTCGCGGCCTCGCCCTCCATGTAGTCGCGCGTGAACGGCGCGACCATCATCCCGCGGTACGGCTCGTACGGGATGGCCGAGACCTCCTCGGCGAACTGCAGGTTCCGCAGCACGCTGTCGTAGATCCTCGGGTCGATCTCGGTGGTGGACTTCTCAGTCTTCTTGGACTTGAACAGGTTGCTCATAGCTTTTTCTCGAGCACCACGGCGGTGCGTCTGTAACCCTCAAGCGCCCGCTGCCAGCCGGGGCGTCCCATGATCAGCATCGTGTCGCAGCCGATGCGCCGCGCCCAGGCCTCGATGGTCGGGCGAATCACGTCGTCGATCTCCTTCAAGTCACCCGCGCCGATGATGACGGTGAGCTGCTTGATGCGCGGAAAGATGTCGATGGTCGTCACCACGCACGAATCGTTCGAGGCCCAGAACTGATACTCGCCGCGCGCAATCCCCTCGAGCACGTCGTGGTAGCCCATCTGGCCGTAGCCCTCGGCGAGCGCGCGCTCGATGAGCTCGCGGAACGGCGCGATGTGCTCGATGCCGTCTATCTCCTTCACCGCTCACCCCCCGCCACGGCATCGAGCCGCATCGTCCCGACGCGCCAGTCCGTGGCCGGAGACGCGCCCGTGATCTGCATCTCGACCTGCCGCCCGGTGAATCGCACCGGGGTGTAGATGGAGTCGATGGTGTAGCTCTTGGTCGTCTCCGAGCCGTTCGGCGCGAACTTGGTGATGAACTGCAGCGACACCGCGCCCATCGCGTTTTCGTCGGCGATTACCTGCCGGGCCACCATCAGCCGCTCGCCGTTCCCAAACTCCACCGGGCCGCTGCGGGCGTAGGGCTCCACGCCGTCGTAGGTGACGCCGACCTCGTGCTCGTAGACATAGCCGTCCGGCGAGACCATCAGCGGGTAGCTGAAGACGCCGCGGTCGGTTCCGGCGGTGCGCTCCAGGGTGCCGATGGACCAGTGCCCCTCGCGGTAATTGTACGACACATACGAGTCGCACTCGCTGTTTGAGGTGCTCGGGTAGAGCCACCAGACCTCGCCGTATTGGTTGTTGGCGACGGCGTACACCTTCGAGCGCTGCGTCTGCGAGAGGTTGTTCACCACATAATCGAGCACGTCGCACTTGAGCGGGCGCACGAAGCCGTCGTACATGAAGAAGCCGGAGGGCGACCACCAGTAGGCGACCGACTCCACCGCCGCCACGGCCTGGGCGCCGATGAGGCCGCAGCCGGTGGCGATGCGCTCGAAGCCGTAGACAAACGGCGGCCCCTGATACTGGGCCGTGTGGACGTCCACGTCGGTGAAGATCAGGTTCACGCCGCGCAGGCGCTTGGCGGTGACGATGGAGCCCACCGTCTCGAGCTCAAAGTCCCCGGCCTGGTTCGTGATGGCCGGGGTCCACATGGTGTTGTCTTCCTGGTCGGACCAGGCCACCTTGCGCGCGTTGCCGCCGGCGCCGAGGGCGAACACGAACCGCTCGGCCGTCACGAGCACGGCCTTGTTGCCGGTCGGCGCGTTCGCAAGCGCCACGCCGTCGTTCGCGGTGTTCAAATCCCACTCGTAGATCTTGCCGTCGGCGTTGCTGCACGCCAGCAGGAACTCGCCCCAGTTGTCGAGCGTCCAGGTCGTGGCCGGCGTCACCGTGCCCGTGTCTGGGCGCGGGGTGCCGTAGGAGAACAGCCCGTAGGGGCCGCCGCCGTAGCCCAGGTTCAGCACCGCGTCGGCGTTGCCGGGCGTAAAGCCCGCCGGGGTGATGTCGGTCAGGGTCCCGGCCTCGTTCATGGCGTACAGCTTCGAGTGCGTCCCGATGCCGATCCATCGCGCGTTGGCGTTCGAGCGCCACGCCAAGAGGCCGCGGCACTTGCCCGTGACCTGCCCGGAGGCGCGCTTGCGCCAGCCGCCCACGGGGCGCATGGTGTTCTCGTACCAGCGCACGAGCGAGGCGTCACGCCAGCGCCCGCGGCTCTGGTACTCGGTGCCGTTGCGGTACACGCCCGGCTGGATGCTCAGCGGAATAAGTGCCACATCAATCCTCTGTCAGTCTCTGGAGCTCGGCGAGCCGCTCGGCGTCTCGCTCGCACGCCCCGAGGTGAGCGATAAAAGCCTCGTCAATCGCTCGCGCGTCGCCGGACTCTCCGGGGGCGACATCAGCCGCGGCGGCACCGGGACAGGCGGCGGGCACGCCGGGGGCGGCGCGGGCGTCGCGCAGCCGGCGAGCAAGCTCGCGGCCACGACGATCAGCGGCGTCCAACCTCTCCGACAGTCCACGCTCTACCTCCTGGTGCCGGGCGTAAATCAGCGCCTCGGCCTCTCTGGCGGCCTCTGCGGCCTTCGCCCGCTCAAGGCACCACTCTGCCCTCACGGCCGCCGAGCCAGCCTCGTGGCCGCCCTGGTAGGCCGACCGGTGCCCGGCCCAGCCGAGGGCGGCCAGCGCAAGCGCCAGAGCCGCCCCCAGCCAGATCCTCACGCCGCCTCGGGCTTCTTCTTCGACAGCACCGACCACGCCGCCACGGCGAGGGTGGCGAGCGCGCCGCCCACGGCGGCGACGGTCTCGGCGTCGGCGAGGCCCTTGCCGACAAGGTAGCCGCCGATGGCGGCCACGATGGCGCGGACGATCCCGGCGATTTGTTCTGCGTTCATGTTCGTCTCCTATGCTTCGTTAACCGAGGCCTTCGCCCCGTTGGATGCGATGAGCGGCATGGGGCAGCCCAGCACGGTGAAGCCCGGGGGCCAGCGGTAGCCGAGCACCCGGGCGCGATCAAAGGGCGCCACCGTCACGGCGTTGCCCTGGTTCCCGCCGAGCACCATCAGGCGCCCGGCTTCGTCGTTTCCGACCACGAACCCGACGTGGCCGCCGCCCTTGCGATCAAGGATTACGACGGCGCCCACGGCGGGCTCACGGAGATGGTCGCCCCAGTCGAGCCACGCCCTGGCGCGGTACCAATGCTTTGGGCGCTTGATGCCCTCGCCCTCGAGCGCCGCCGCGACAAAGGTGCCGCACCACGGGGTCTCATCATCCGACCACCACGCCTTGAGCTCGCGCAGCCAGCGGGCGATGACGGGCGCGGTCGCCTTGCCGGGAATCTCCCGAAGGCTGAGGAAGGCGCGCGCGGCGATGAGCCAGCGTGGCTCCATCAGGGCTTCCTCAAATTCTTGAAGTGTACGGCGATCGCGAAGCAGCCGGCCGCGATCGCGATGAGCCCGGCGACCAGCGAGATGACCTCGTTGGCTTGGGTCATCCACGACACGCTGGCGGCGGTCACGCTGCCGGCGGCGGCGACATCGCCCACGCGCTCGACCGGGACTGTCACGGCTCCCCGTCCTTCGGCACCTGCGCCTCCACCTGCGCCTTCAGTTTCTGCCAGAGCGGATACCCGCCTTGGCTCGTCGGGAGCGAACCCAGCAGGTTCACGATGGCGACGGCTTCTTCCAAAGTCACTTCAAGTTTGGCTTCCATTAGACGCTCCACGGCAGCGGCGGCGAGACGACCGGCGGGTTCTTCTGGGCCTCAATCTGGCCCTCCACCGCAGCCTCTGTAGCGTCCTTGTCCACGCCGTTAGCCCAGACCCAGCCAAGCACTTGGTCGAGCGTGAGGTCAGCGTAGGGGGTGAACGCACCCTCGACGACGGCAAACGAGGTGGTCGAGTAGACCTGACCCGTGTAAGCGCCATCCACGCCCGTGCATTGCCAATGAGCCGTGACTACATAGTCAGCGCCTTCAGCAGACTGCGGGAGGCAGTCGAGGACAGAGATGTTCCAAGTGATAGTGGTCATTTATTTGCTCTCCAGTTGTGCGACACGCGCAGTAAGTTCTTGGATGGCTTTGACCAGAACAGGAATCAAGTCCTGCCGCACGGACTTGTACGGCTCCTCGCCTTCCGGTGCCGGGTCTTTCCACTCATCAATCAGGTCAGGGAATACCTGCTCAAACTCTTGAGCGATGAAGCCACGGTCGTTCTTGATATCCTTGCCCTTGCCCGCCTTCCAATCAAACTTGCGCGGCTTAAGCGCCATGACGGCGTTGAGGCCAACATCAATATCTTGGATGTTTTCCTTAAACCGCTGGTCAGAAATAGCGCTGATGGTAGTAGTAGTGGCAAATACGGTGCCTGCGTAATCGACATAAAAACGGTATGCGGCGGCGGAAGTGGAGTAAACCTCGTATGTTGAATAGGAAGATGTGGAGTTATTGCCTACCGACCTAACCGATGGAACTGCTGCAATTGGGAAAACAGATTTGAAACCTTCACCAGCAGTTGCACTAGTGTTCGTCGTCCCAACCAGCAAATCCCCCCCGCTCGTGATGCGGGCGCGTTCGGTGTTGTTGGTGTAGAAAATAATTGGCACATTTTGCGCGGTGCGGACTTGGCAGTTATTACCGCTATCTACACCGAGAACAAACGCGGTTGAAGCATTTCCAATTTGTGCGTTTGTAACAGTACCAGTGCCACCGCCATAAACCTCCAACTTTGCACCCGGCGAACTCGTCCCGATGCCGACATTTCCCGCAACCGTGATTCTGAACCGCTCCGTCCCGGTACTGAAACTGTTTGCGCCGCTGCGGTACACCAACGCATCGTCGCCAGCAGGGAAGCCCAAGATGCCCGAGTCGCGGATGCCGGAAACGCCCCAACGAATGAACGGGGAGAAGGAATCACTCGGCGCGACGACAATGACTTGCGAATCTGCACCAGAGTTGAGGGCGCGGATGTTGCCAGCAACATCGAGTCGAAACCCCGGCGAACTCGTCCCGATGCCGAGGTTGCCAGAGCCATTAAGCCGCATTGATTCCGTACCAGACGGACCCCAAACAAACTGGCTAGCGTAGGAATTATTGATGGAGTACGCGCTACCTGCGGAATTAAGATTTTCTTGAACAACATTGCCAGAGCCATCATTGCCGCTTTTCCAACGCGATGTCCCTGAAACAATATCAAGACTTGATGCGGGAGTTACATTAATACCAAGTCTGGTGCCATCAAACACCAGCGCACTACCACTCGTCGCCACCTTGCTGCCGTTCAAGTACAACACGCCGTTGGCGGTGCCGCCGTTGAGCGTGAGGTTGCCGGAGAGGGTCTGCGCCGCGGCGTCGATCGTGCCCGTCAGCGTCGGAGACGCCGAGAGCACATTGTTCCCGGTGCCGGTGTTTGTGACCGACACCGCCTGCTTGCTCGCGTTCAGCGCCAAGGCCGTCGAGGCCGTGAGCGCCGACATCGTGAGCGTCCCGCCTACGGTGAGCGTCTTGCCGGTGCCGACGTTGAGGCCCACCGAGGTGCCATTGCCGGCGGCGGCGAACAGTCCGTCCACCAAGTCCAGGTTGGTGTTGATCTTGCCGCCCCAGGTGTCCGCCGATGCGCCGACTTCCGGCTTCGTCAGGCCAAGGTTGGTGGTGGTTGTGTCAGCCATTTTTCGTTACCTCAAGCGGCCTGTAGATAGGCCGGGTGTGTCTTTTCTGTCCAAGTCTCCGCCGTGTCTGCCACCGGCGCCCATGTCTCTGCGGTGTCCGCCACCGCGCTCCAGGCGACGACCGTATCGCTCGCCGCGCTCCAGCTCTCTGCCGTGTCCGCCACCGGCGCCCAGCTCTCGGCCGTGTCGGGCTCGTTCTCCCACTTCAGCCGCCCGGCGGCCGACAGAGCCGCCGACCCCGAGAGCGCCGCCGCCGCCGACTGTATGACGCCGCCCGCCGCCACCAGAGCAGCCGACCCAGAGAGGGCCGCGCTGTCGATGTACACGACGTTCGCCGTCGCGTCCTGGCCCGCAGAGCCCTCGAGCGACGCCGCCCCAAGACAAACCCGCACGCCAGCGGCCGACTGGCTCGCCGCCGCAGACATCGCAGACGCCGCGAGCCGCACCCTGAGCGCATCCGCCGCGAGCGTGGCCGCGCCGGATACCGCGGCGGCGCCGAGCCTTACCCGCACCGCCGAGGCCGCCAAAGAGGCCGACCCGGCGATCGCCGCCGCGCCGTCGCGCACTATGCTCGACGAGCACGAGAGCGCCCCAGAGGCCGCCAAGGCCGCCGAGGCATCCTTGACGATGACCGCCGCCGCCGCCTGCGTCGCAGACGCCGACATCGCGCTCGCGCCGGGCTGCACCCGCACCCCGACCGTTATCATCGTGGCGGCGCCGCTTATGGCGGCCGCCCCGAGCCTCACCCTCACGCCGACGCACGACAGCGCCGCCGACGCACTCAGACTGGCAGCGCCCTCTTTAGGGTCGATGCCATAGTTGCCACGGCCATATAACCCGGAGCCGTAGCCTGCCATCAATTAGTCCAGCGTGATGTCGAGGTCGCCCGCCGGCACCCGGAACACATCGCCCGAGGCGATGGTCTTGCTGGCCGTCAGGGCGCCGTGGAACAGCAGATTGCCGCCGGTGAGGTTGTCCCACACGGCGACCCAGCCGACCGTTCCCCACGACCCGGTGGCCGTCGGGAACTCAATCGCGCTCGTGTTCGACGCCGCGTTGCCCGAGATGGTCGAGGCGAACGACTGGCGCGCGTACGAGCCGCCGCTCACCTCGGTGCCGGTGCCGGCGTCGGTAGGGTCTGCGGTGTGCAGGCCCAGGTAGACCGTCGTCGGCGACGTGTACGCCGTGTTCGACAGCACATGCAGCAGGATCTTGTTCTCGAGATAGTTGGAAAATGCACTCACGGGATAACCCTCGTCGGTTTGACTGTCATGGCCATGCGCCCCTGGCTAAATGCCGCGCGCTCGTTCTGCAGGATCATGTCCTCGATGGCCTGCCCGTAGAGCGGGGTCCAGAGGGCGACGCGCTCGTCGTCGCGAAGGTACGGGGCCGCCTGCAGCAGAGACCCGTATAGGTACACATCAGGGTGCCGCTCCAATATCCAATTCGATGCGTTGGAATCGGAGAGCTTGGCGAGCGTCGCCACATAGGTGAGCTCCGCCGTGTACCCGGTATCGGGCGGCGGCAGCACCTCGATCTGGTTCCCGACCAGAGCAAAATACATCGGCTTGCCGGTCGTGCGGTACAGGGTCTTCTTCGAGTCCAGCTCGTCCTCGGTCAAGAACACGAGCTGCTGCACGGGCGCCGTCGAGGTCAGCACCAGAGACTTGGCCGAAAGGAAGTCAGACGGCAGCGCCGAGAACGGCGTGTCGATGGTGGCGTCGGCGCGCTTGACCATCTTCTGCGTCGGCAGCCGGCGCTCGAGCTGCGCCTCGGCCAACGAGATGAAGTCTGGGATGACCGACGTGAGGTCGTCCCGGTTCAGCCAGTCGGCGATGCTCGCCCTAAGCGCGTTGTATGAGTTGAGGGCCATCCACCTGTTCCTTCATCGCCCATGCGCCTTCGTGTGAATACTCGAAGGTCCCGATGTGCTTAACCTGGTGCGAGAGGTCATGGTCCACGAGTACCTCGTATCCCGCCTCGCGCGCCTTGCGGCAGAAAAACACGTCCTCGCCGATGTAGTGATTCCCGACGGTCGAGTAGGGGATCGCAAACCACGGCGCCTCCACCTTCTCGAACACCTCGCGCTTCACCATCATCACCCCCATGCCGATGTAATCCACCGGCTGGAGCCCCTCAGAGTCCGGCGCGGTATACACCCGCCCGATCTCGCCGTTGTTGTCCATCATCGCCACCGGCTTGACCGGCATACGGCGCGTCGCATAGTTCGCGGCCACGATCGGCTTGTCGCGCAGCATGAGGTGCCCGATGGTTTCCCGCGGGAAGCGCATGTCTGAGTCAAGCCAGAGGAGATAGTCCGCCTTCTCCTCCAGAGCCTGCCGCGCAAGCTCCATCCTTTGAGAGGCGATCAGAGTCCCGTGCGAGGTGTAAAGCAGCACACGGTCGTCTGTTGTCGCGGTGTGGAACGACATCGCGCGCGCTAGGTCATAGGCGAACGAGGTCATCACCGTGTCCCTTGCTGGGACTAAAATTGCGACCGAGCGGCTCATACGCGCCCCGGTCGTGTTCTAAAAAACCTGTTGTCTGCGTCGTTCAGCCAGGCCTTCATCTTCTTCGGGTCGTCAACGATGCCCTGGCTCTTCAGCCGGTAGAACAACGGCATCGGTATCGAGGCCACCTTGCTCCACTCGCCCCAGCGCGTCCTCTCGTCGGTCGCTGAATACTGGGCCTTGTTCTGCTCTACGATGTCGCCGACCTCGAAGACCGTCTCGATGGTCGCCTCGTCATGGTCGGCGTCGTAGTGCCACCACTTCGTGGTGCCTGTCGTCGGGTCAAAGTCAAAAAGCTTCTTGCCCGAAGATTGCATATTTACCTCAACTCAAAGGGCGCCGGCACAATTACCGGCGCCCCCGAGTTTACATCACCCGATTAGGTCGTGGTGAGGTCAGCCGCGAGGCCGTGCGCGGCCTCGGTGTTAACCTTCAAGCCCCACTCGACGAGGATCATGCGCTTCTCGGCGTCGCCGGTCTTCGCAAGTTCCACGGTCTGGAAGGGACGCAGGAAGGCAACGCTTGCGTACTCAGGATCAATCACGAAAGCATCACGCTCACGCATGAACCTGTTAGGCACGGTGGCCACGTTCCCGAAATCGCTCACATAAACGTCCGCTGAGGCGATGATGGTTGCAGGCTTGTTGCCAGTCACTTCGCGACGAATCTCCGCGATACCCGCGAAGCCCGAAACGCGCTGCTTGTTGACAGGGCCGACCATCAGAATCTTCGGCGTACCGCCAGCGGCCCACACCTTCTGAATCACGCTCTTGAGAATCGTCTCGGTGAACGTGCGCAGGTTGGCATCGGTCGCGTCCGTGCGGGTCGCGTTCGGCTGCGTGGTGTACGACGGATCGGCGCCGCCCGTGCCCTTGTCCGTGTTGGTCTTCAAGAAGGCCAACAGCGAGCCCGTCTTACGCAGCGCCGTGCTCACGCCAGCCGAGCCACCCGAGGCGGCCTGGTTGGTGAGCATGATGCTCTCCATGTCGCGCTTGAGCTCAGCCGAGCGCTTGGCAAGCTGGTAGGCCAGCTCCGAGCGACGGCCAGCCTTGTCCACCGACTCGAGCGTGCCCGAGAGGATGAGCGTCTTGCGGCTGACCTGCGTGTAGTTGCCGATACGGGTCGTCGCGCTGGTCGAGTCGTAGGACGACACGTCGTCGCCTTCGATCTGCGCGTTGGTCGTAGAAGCGGCGGCGAGCGAGTCCGTCTGCCACTCAAAGTAGGTGTTCTTGACGTTCTCGCGGCCGATGTTCGACATGAACGGCGTCTCTTCCGGCGAGATGTTGTAGATCACATTTGAGAGCGACTCTCGGATACCTTTTGCGTTGAAGGTATCAAACGTATTGCTGGTCTGGGACATTAGAAGTTACTCCAAGAATTGTTCAAACACGGCAGCAGCGTCGCGCTTGCTGCCACTATTTGCGAGTCTTGAAAAAGCGGCCTTCGATGCGACGACCTTGGACGACTGCGGCGTGGAGGCGGCCCCGGCCCTCATGGGCTTGGCCTTCTGGATGATCTGCGGACGCATCTGATCGCGTTTGCTCATCAGCTGGTCGAACATCATCGCCTTGCGCAGCGCCAGGACGGCCCGGGCGTCGTAGATGTCCGAAA